CTATACTAAAGGTATTATTTAATATAAAACTTCCATCACTTCTAGCCATTACTACTCGAATGGGTCTTTTATTAAGTCTTTCTATATCAATAAATTGAATATAATCGTCTGAGTTTATACTTTTAACTCTCTGAAAGCTATAACTTCTTCCTTTAGCTGGTAACCAAGACTCTAAAGTAAATGTTAATAAGCCTACTGAACCTATAAAATTATATGCGCCATCTGAAAATGTTTCGAACTCTTCATTTTTGCTTGAACTTTCTAAAGAAGGTATTTGTTCAGGTAGAATAGGTAATTGTAATACTTTTTTTCTATCTAAACTACTTAAATATATATCATACTTCATTTAATCACCTCTTAAAAATTAATAAAAGGCAACTAAATAAATAGTTACCTTTGTAATGCTAATTTAACTTTATTTGCTACGTAATTTCCTGTTTGTTCCATAAACTCTTCATTACCTATAACATTTCCTTGAATTATTAAGCTGATATTTATATTACCATTATTACCAACTCCTAAGGCTTCTGCGGTTTGATTTAGCAATGAAATTGACCTTGGAGTTTTCTTTAATGGTATAGCCATCTCAGCTCCTGCTTCACCGAATATACTAGGCCTTGTTGCTATACCACCTTCTGCGTACATATCCATACTTTCCATAGTTTTAGCAACACTAACACTATACTTAGCATTGTCTTCTCTAGTCCTATATCCGAATTTATCAAATGTTGGTATTTCAATGCCTGGAATTATATTTATTTTTTTAATTAAGAAATTAATTCCGTCAATACAAGAATTTATACCATCAATAAATTTAATCTTTATATTCTCCGAAATACTAGCTATAGAATTACATATCCATTCCCAGTTCCTCCATAGTAAGTAACCTACTCCGATTATGGCTGTTATTCCTATCACTATCCACCCTAATGGAGTTAACGCTAAAGTGCCATTGAAAATTGCCCATATTATCTGTAGTGTTGTTATAACTGTTTCCAACACTTTTGCAACTTCTATACCTATAAGAAAACCTAAAAAAATTGCTGCAATAGGTGCTATAAATTTTTCATTTTCTATTATAAAATTTATAACTTTAGATACTACCTCAAATACAGAACCAAATATTGTTGTAATATTATCTGCAATTTTTTGTATAGTTCCATCTTCCTGCCACTGCTGAAATAAGGTTGCAACTTCTTTTACTTTTATTTTTATTTTTTCTAGTAAAGATCCTTGTTTAATGGTTCCATCTTCTTGCATACCAAGAATTTTAGCTAAAGCTGATTGTGTAGTACCTGTTATTATATCCCATAACCCTCTTGTAGTATTTGATAACTTTTCTGTTCCACCCTTAAATTTTTCCTGCATTAGGGATTGAGCTACATCTAGAAGTTTTGCTTGATCTACCACTTGCCCTTTGGCATCAAATACAACACCTTCACCATATTTTTTGCTAGCTTCTGCAAGGATTATATCTTTTTTTAATCCAAACTCTTCAATGCGATCAAACTCCCCTACAGTTATATCAGCCATAGCTTCTGTTGCCTGTTCTATAGATTTATTTGAACCTACTGCCATATCTGCAACATCAGATAACCAACGCTTACTACTAAGTCCATACATCTCCATCTTTACTGTAGCTTGTACTATTTCATCTGTTTTAAATGGTGTTTTATTAGCAAAATTTACAGCATGAGACATTAATTGTCCCGATTTAGTATTATCATTTGTCACATTGTCTAATTGTAACCTATAGTCTTCCATATCTAAAGCTTCTGGGAGCGCTATATTTTTAAAATCACCTATTTTAGGTATGCTCCACTTTAAAACTTTAGAGGATACTTCATCTACTTTCTGCTTATAATTATCAACCATAGTTGCAACTTCATTGCTTGCATTTCTTTCTTTTTTAGACATATCCTTTGCTTTTTTAGCTACTTCTACTACTCCACCAGATATTTTATCTTTAAGTTTAATTATAGCAGGAACTTCTTTATTATCTATTTTTTTACTTGTACCTTTTTTATTTTTATTTTTTTTACTTGACTTTTTTTTATTCTTCTTTTTTTTACTGGACATTATTTCACCTCACTTTCAAGGCTATTTTTTATCTCCAAAGATTGCTTTTAAAGTAATTTTTATTTTTTCTAAATCATAATTAACTTTGCTTTCAATTTGATAATTCATGGATTCAATATAAAATATTTTTTCAATCTCTGATAAATTTAATAAATAATTATCACTAAAGCCTCTATCGAGGTAATAAGAAATCCAATTCAATTCACCTAATTCTTCCCCATTACCTCTTATTAGTTTTTTATTTTATTATTAATATCCTTATCCATAAATTCTTCTGCTATTTTGCCAGCAATTTCAATTGCTCCATCTATTCCAAAAACTTTAGTAACAGCATCATAAGGATCAACAATATCTAGTGCTTGGTGTAACTCTGTACTGTGTAAATAGCTGCAGCAATCATATGTTAATTTTTTTGATGCTTCTAGCATCATTTCCATATTTTGTTCTGTTACTTCTCCAGCTTTATTTGTTTTAATTGCCTTTGCAATATCAGATATATAGGAAAGTAATTCATTTTCTGAAGGTCTTATAAATGTTACTTCCCCATGAAGCTCTTCAACATATATATCTGTACTCATTTTTCTCTTGTTATACTTATTAGTTGCTTTCACAATAAAGTCTTCTAATGTAATTTTTATATTCTTACCTTTACTCATTATTTGATCACCTCATATTTATTTATAAATAAAAAGAGGGATTTTAACTCCCTCTAAAATTAATCTATATAGTCTAAGAATTCGAAATCAACAGCTGTGAATGGAAATTCTTGCTCAATATTTCCTTGCGCTTCCATATTAAACAGTGGTAATTCGCTTATATCTACCCCTTCAAGTGCAATTCTTTCACTTTTACCATCTGCTCTACCTTGTTTAGCAATAATTTTAGAATCTAAATCTAT